AGTTGATAAGATGGAGTTTCATGATTTTGTGCTAGACATTAACGCTTTGAGGATTAGAAATTCTCAGAGTGTCAGTGGCGGTACAGCTCCAACGGACTTACAAACCGAAAAATTTCAAGGAGATGGCGTACAGCGCACATTTGGCGTTGGATATCCGTTGATCAAAAAACCGTTGCTTTATCTTGGAGAACCACCAATTCAAATTGATGAATCACTTATTGGGATAAGGGGAGTTGATGATAAAAACAATTCGATAAAGTGGCTTTACGAAATTGGAAGCAAAGATGTTACTCAGAAATCAATAGACCCGATAATAACGGATGTTTTGACCGTTGAATATTACGGTTCGTTCCCTATTTCTGTTGAAGTGAAAGATAGTGAACGAATAACAGACAGAAAAAATAGGGTTGGTGGTACTGGAATTATCGAGGCTGAGGATGCAGGAGAAGAATTTGATAATTTTGAAACTGCTACAACATTAGCTGAGGAAAGACTGAGCAAAAATGCTGAGCCGAATGAAAAGATTGAGCTTGTAATAACTGAGATGGATTTGATGAATAGTCAATATGTATCTTTTTCTGATTTTGATGTTGGCAAAAATCTTGTGTTCAATTATCCAGCAAGGCGATTGTCTGGCAGTTTTCTGATTACTGAAATGATTATAGTTTACGGTGGTCAAAGCGGTGCTGATACGCTGAATAAAGCTAAGATAATAGCGCATAAAGGCGACCCAACGAAGGGATATGGGAGCGTATTGGCAAGCGTCGAAAAGACTGTAAAAGGGCTTACGATTAATGAAAACGAAGTCATCACAATTGTTGAACTCAGCGCAGAGGGCATTGTATTATCTGAGGAGTTTCTTGTATTCAGAGATTATAACTTGTATTCACAAGATTCGTCGCCGATTATTGAAAGGGCTTACGGGTTCTTGCAAGATATCGATGGAATATATGTAAGAAGTTAAAGGGGGATAGTGATGGCGTATACAACTGAACACATTAACCGTTTTCTTAAATTGCTCAATGGTGAGATTGTTGATGTTGCGAATCTCGAAATCAATTACATCTCTTTTGGCGATGGGATTACACCAGCAAGCGCAAGTGACACACAGCTTGAAAACGAAAGATTCAGAAAACCTATAACGGCAAAAGCGAGACAGGTTGGGCTTGTTAGCAGTATTGTCGCTTTGTTAGAGGACGAGGCGAACGATTTTGATATTCATGAAATTGGCATTGTTGCAAACGGAACAGCGACAGCAAACTCAGGCGAATTGATTTCAAGGCTTGTGTTTGCAGATAAGTTGCCGAAAATTAGCGGTAGTATTTTGAATTTTGCTAGGAAAGACGAGGTGACGCAGAATGGCATATAATAAACTGAACATCGCAAAAAGAATTGCAGAAGATTTTTTTGACATGCTTGATGAATTCGGTTCCACCATTCAAAGTGAAGTTAAATTTGTTTACAACTCTTCAAAAAATGTTGTTCAAGAAGGTACGGCAATCACAGAGGCTTTATGGGCGCATATCGAGGACGGGATTTTTAATGCGTCAGTTGATGCTGAAAGCGCATTGAACAAATCGACACTAAATGAAAAAGCTGTTGCGAATAATATTCTTGCAATTGAAGAGCTTGCTGTTAATGTTGGCATTGATGTGAAAATACAGCCGACGAGTAATAAATTTTATGATTTCGCTGGTTCTAGCGGTGCTTATTCGGCAGGTAAAATTGATGGAACAAAGGCATTTGCAGATTCAATCACAGCTGGTGTGAATACGGCGACAATAACAAACATGAATTCTGGGTTGATAACAGATTTTGTTGCTGGGATGGAGGTAACAATCCAAGATACAACGAATAAAGAGGTTTTGATTATTGATTCTGTCGCAGACCCAGTGATCACTTTTAAAACGAATATCCAGAATTCGTATTTAAACGGGGCAAATATTTACAGATCGAACATTAAAGAGTCGAATGGATTTTTTGAACCAGGTGACTTTGAGAGTAGGATTGTAAATGTTCCATTGCTTGACACTGGTATATCTAGCTGGTACTTTCAAACCGCATGGACGCAACAAGACATTAAACTATCAAACGGATGGCTAACTTGCAAAGATACCGGGAGAGCGCAAGTTTATGTATCTAAAGATAACTTGCAAACGTTCGAACCATTTTTTACGTGGGGTCTTGGATATATGAATTATAGGCAGTTGGGCAATAAAATTCTAATTGTCGAGAGTCTAAACAACGATGGCATTGTGACATATAACATCGTTGATATAGATGATATTGACGCTGTAACGGATTATAAAGCGCTGGCATCAACGCATAATATAGGGCAGACGTTTACTTATACGAGGTCTGAAAGTGTGTTGATCAATGTTAGCGACACAATTGCCGTTTTATGCGCTCAAATGGATGACAAATTTGTTTTTGTTAAATTTGAATTGGTTGGCGAAACTCTATCTGTATCCAGCTATGTAACTGCTGGCAGTGCAAACCAGAGTTCTGTTCTCAATGTTTTTTTGAGGTCTGATGGCGTAGTAGTTGCATTATCAACCGATTCAAGCACAACATTATCAACAACGTCTGTTTATGCTGGTACGTACGACCCAGTAACAAATGCTGTTACTGGTACAGATACGGGGCATGATGCAATTACTGGCGGTGGCACTCATGAAGCTTCAATAAGGTTTGTTTATTTAACGCCAGAGCAATGTGCTTTGCATGATCTACCATCATCTATTCAGGCGAACGCTGAAATATATGGGGCTGTTATTGAAGTTGCAAAATATTCAGATTCTAATTTAAGTTGTAAAATAACGAGCGCAAACGATTTAAGCGGAACGTGGTCGCTTTTTGGCGACAATGAAACGCAATATATTGGCGCATCTCTTGAAGATGCTGATATAGACGTTGCGGTTGATGATAATGGTACAATATGGATTGCTTATACAGGACCGAGTAGCGGTAGTGGTGCGTTTATGTATTTAGCTAGTAAAACTATTGACGATTTGGTCACTGACAACTGGACTGTATCGCTAAATATTGATTTTCCATTTAGTGCAAACAATCAGCCTAGATTTGTAAGACCACTAGGCGAACCGATTAGACCAATCGTATACGCAACCAGTACAACTAGCGGGTATCTTTATGCAAGTGGAGAATTTGAATATGCGCCGAAAGCGCTTTTGCTAAGCGTTGACGCTAGGTTAAACGTAACGCCTTTTGATACAGTAAAAGATATTGCTGGGTATATTACAATGAAGGATGTTATCGGTTCTGATGTTCAAGCTGAATTATCAATCGTACAATCAATTGATGACGAATCATATGTTGCGATATCTGAGGCTCCCGTTGATCTGGGTGCAAAAGTCGAATTTGCTATTTTTGGTGGAGTTGCTACACCGGGGGATAAAGTCGCCTTAAAACTTGGAATTACAAGAACTGACACGGCTGACGATTTGGAAATCGAAACAATTCTTGGAGGTGTGTCATAATGAAAATGAGAGTAAATGGTGAAATTGTAAATATTAGTTCAGAAGATGGCAAGATAAGATTCAAAGCGATTGCAAAAACAAAGCGGTTCCAGAGAACTATGAGACACAAAAAGAAATTAGAGGAGGTGCAGAATGGCAAAGCCTAAAAGTAAAACGCATGGCCTTAATGATGGCGACAAAATGAGCCATGTCGAATTTCTTGACAGGCATGGCGGGGAGAAGGCGCATGACATTGCGCCAACCCTTTTGCCAGTGTTTACAGGCAGAATTTCCCCAGACGGTTCTCCAGAGGTCGAACTCAGATCATATGCAAGCATTGTTGGTAATATTGACGTCGCTGGACTCGGTGCGCTTAACACGGTATTTGGCGACCGTATAACGGCAAAAAGAGTGCCGAATATAACAGCGCATTTTTTTTATGGGATACAGCAAAGATCAATCGTATCTCAAACGGCTCAGAATGGCGCTGTAACGATAGAAGGCAATTCAGGGTATGAGAATATACTGAAAGCCTCTACTGGCTCTCTGGCTGGCGGTGAGGCTCTAATTGAGAGCGTTGATGGTGTTAGATATATTGCTGGATATGAATATGGGTTATATGCAACCGCAATGTTCAAGCCCCCGACTGGAGACGGATACATTAAAGCTGGTTTATTCGATGGAGAAAACGGCTACTGGTGGGGATACAAAGAAATCGATGGTGTTCAGCATTTTGGAGTGTGTAGAGAAAAGGATGGAGTCGAGTATTTTGTCAAACAATCTGATTTCAACAAAGACACAATTGATGGCAATGGGAACTCCGGCTTTGTGTTTGACGAATCAAAAGGAAATATTTTTCTGATCAAATCTGGGTATCTTGGGTTTGCTGGAACTTCATTCTTGATTTTTGGCGAAGACAATAGAATGATTGAAGTGCATAGGATTGAATATCCTAATATGTACGATGAAACGAATGTATCAAATTCGAACTTGCCAGTAAGAATCGAAGTCTCAAACGGGACAACCGGAGAAGAGGTTTGGGTAAAAACTGGGTCTGTTTCAGGATACTTAGCAGATGGCGCAAATCTTGAATCAAATGTAAGACAGTTTTATTTGCCACTTGAGGAGCAGATTATTGCTACAAATGTAGGAAATACGCATGTCAATAATCCGATAATGGCGTTTAGAAATACCGGGCTTTTTCAAGGTACGTTGATGGACAGTGTAAAAGCGCATAGAATTTTTGCGCAACTGCAAACTTTGTCATTGACCTTAAATGGTCAAAATAAAGGTGGAGTAGTTGAGTTGCATTTATTCAATGAGGATGACGTTACTCTTAGCGTTGGCACTTGGCGGGACGTTGATACCGATAGCGTGATAGATTATGCGATAAACGCTGATGGAATTACAGCGAACTTTACAAACTCTATTGCGGTCACGTTTTCCGACACTTTCAGAGCCACGGCTGAGAAATTAATCCCAGACTTGAGCAAGCGGATATCTGGATTAAGGCCAAAACAAGTTGCGATTCTTGTGATTAATTCAACAACAGCTTTGCCAATTGAGACGAATATGTCAGCAAGCTGGAATGAGCTTTTTTAATGGAGGGCAAAATGGAAGAAAGGAACCCTGTATCTTTACAAAAAGAACCGGAACAGAATGATGCAGTATGCCCCCATTTCAAACAACACGAATCTCTTTTCTATAGGGCTTTCACAAGGATTGAGTCTCTGGAAGGATATAGAGATATGAGAACTGATGTTGATAAAAAAATAAATGAGGCAATTGAGGGCATAAAAAAAGACAATCATGAGAGGGACAAATCTTTTGCGCTTTTTCAAGAGCGGATGAAACACCTTGCCACATCGGAGCAAATTATTAACTTGCAACTGGAAATGAAAGAATTTTCATTTTGTCTTAAAGCTCTTACAAAGGAGAGTGAACAAAAGAAAGAGGATGAAAGGGAATTCAAAAAAGAAGTCAAAAAAACCGTGCTTGGCATATCGGCTGATTCTTTGAAAGAAATCGCCAAATATGCAATTATCGGATATCTGGTAATAAAGATGGGAGGGTCTTTATAATGTCAAAAGAAATGCTTGTTGTTTTGATAGAAAGGGGCGGTGGATATGGTCGCTTTGAATCATCTATCAATATTTACAAAAATCGTATTGACGCATTAGCTAGGAGGAATCCTGTATTTACCTCTCTTTGCTCGACAATTCCAGATTATCCAATGAGCGACGGAAAGTATAATGATGGGATTCCTGATGGCACTTTAAAAAACGGCCGTTATTTTTGGAAACCTCATATTCAAAAAATTGGCGATGTAAAATGGCGTGTATTGAAATACATTAATGAAGACGGTAGCTGGAGCGTTCCAGTGATCAGGTTTACCGGGGAAGATACAAGCACTGGTGTGAATGCTCACTTTAGAGATGACGAAACAACGCCAAACGGCTTTGCGTGGTCTACCCTATGCACAACTATGCTAAAGCATGAATTTAAGCGCATGAGGGAGGTTTTGGGCGTTCCTGATGGTGATAACTGGAATGAGGATATTATCGCTGAGGTTTATGTCATGGGTCAAGTTTTGAAAGGGGTATATCGTGAGAAACTTTGAAGAGAGGCACGGATGGTATAAGGGTAGGCTTTGGACGGCTTTTATAGTCAACCCGGAGGACGTACAGCATGAGGAAAAAATAAGGCTAAGAAATGGAGATATGGATTTAATCGGGATTAATATGGCTTTTTATGACCCGGGTTCCATGATTCCTATTTCAATCGTGATAAAAAATGGTAAAATAATTAGAGAGGCATCTTGTCACGAATATGTAGATGAGAAATATACAGCGACAGCGCACAAGCCAGAGGGGGTAATCGGGTTTGACGGAAAGCGTGTATTCTATCAAAGGGCAAGATTCGCCTCAGAAATCCTCAGAAAGCATCCTGAGACAGTTTGGGCTGTCGGTGGTGCATCTATGGGTAAAATGTTTAATCCGAGCGCTGAGGGCTTTGTGAGTCCGTTTGATGACCCATTTAGAAAGACGAATCACAATGGGACTTGGCTTAAAGATGGCGCAATCTGGTTAATGACGTATCACAACATGAATGGCGACCACATAAATGGACTTTCTGAAAAAATGAAAACCGACATTTCGATTCTTGGTGACGGCGGTCATGCCTGTGTGTCAAGCGGTACAAATCTATTAATGTCATGCGGGAGAAAGAGTTTTGTTTCCGCATCGGCTTTGACTATTAGGAGGGATTAGATGAAAAAAATTCTTATCTTATTTATGATCACTTTTCTTTTTACGGTTCCAGTGTTTGCGGAGTCTGTCGTCGGAAATTTCAATCCCGCTGATTTCCTAGACCCGGCTGTCGCAATCGTTCCGTTTTTGTTGTATGGCGTTGGTATGATCGTTAAAGGCTTGCGAAAGGTACCGGATGAATATATCCCGGTGATCTTGGTAATGGCTGGCATCTTGTTTTGTTTGGCGATATATACCCGTAGTCAATCCTTGCCAGAGGTTTGGGTAACAGCTATAATGCAGGGCATTGTTTCAGCCTTAGTTGCTGTCGGAGCCAATCAAGTCTATAAACAGAACCGGAAGAACCAAGAGAAAAAAGAAGAGTGAAACTCCTTTTTAGCAGACCCGAAAGGGTCTGTTTTTTTATTGAATATTTTCCGAAAATGTGAAACATTATGTTGACAATGGAACAATATTGTTATATTATTAAATCAAGGCAAGGGCATTGCAAAGGAGGAAATTACATGGAAATGACCAGAGAGTGGTATCACAAGCTTAGCAACGGAGCGCCACAAAGAAAACTCAACTCGCTTGAACTAGACAACAACAGATTACTTGGATTGATCGAAGGCAAAAAGGAAAAGATCAAAAAGAATGAGGAGCTATATGATAGATTCCTTAATCCGAGACATAAGCGAATGATTATCAAGTTAAAAGATGAAATTCAAGAAATTGAGGAAATCAGATACTTGAATGACAACATGATTAAAGAAGTGAAAGGCGAACTAAACAGACGAGGGGCATAGTCCCCTCAACCCTTGCCTTGTTACCATATTGAACGGAATAAAAAAACGTGAAATAGTTGTTGCAAATAGAACAACGTTGTGATAGTATTAAGACAGTTACAAAATACATATCAAAGGAGAAGCGGATGAAATTTACTTATGAAGAGATTGAAAGAAGAATAGCAAATAGCAAAGAAGAGGAAGAGAGAAAAACGTGGGTTAGATTCCTTGAAGTTTGCAAAAAAAGACCGAAAAGGCTAGAGTTTGCATTTGAATACGTTGAGGCAATCAAAAGAAAATGCGGTCATTATGAAATCTTACAAAGTGCGCACCCGTGGAACGACGAACAGAAAAAGCTGATGGAAACCGCTGAAACAAATTGTACAATGTGTTGGTTTAAACAAGAGAATCCAGAAATATATGAACAGATCATGAGGAGGAGAAAATAATGGTTGGTGTTTGGGATTATGACAAAGAATCTGTTGACTTTATAAATGAAAGAGGCATCGCTTATGCAATCGAATGCTATGAATCGCAAGGTCTT